CTCTTAATGGCGAATCTGTTGAACCAATTAAACCTGGTCAGGTAAGAGATTGTCGTGAATTCTTCAAGAAGTATGATGAGGTCGATGGATTTCCTATTTACGGGAATGATCGATACATCTATCAATACATCTCTGAGAAGTATCCTGAAGATGAAATCAAGTTTGATATCAGTCAAATCAAACTGGTAACTCTTGATATTGAGACAACTGCAGAGAGAGGATTCCCTGACGTTGAATCAGCATCTGAGGAAATCCTTGCTATTACCATTCAAGACTACACCACCAAACAAATTACCACATGGGGTGTTAAACCTTTCGTTAATAAACAGAAGAATGTAACCTATCGTTACTGCTCAACAGAACATCAACTGCTCAGTGATTTTATCAATTACTGGATGCAGGATGTTCCTGATGTGGTGACTGGTTGGAACATTCAATTGTTTGATATCCCATATATCTGTAAGCGCCTCAACAGGGTGCTTGGAGAGAAGTTGATGAAGAGATTCTCCAACTGGGGTCTTGTCACTGAAGGAAAGATTTATATTCAAGGTAGAGAGCATGTCACCTTTGATGTGGGCGGATTAACGCAACTAGATTACTTGGATCTTTACAAGAAGTTTACGTACAAAGCACAGGAGTCGTATCGTCTTGACTACATAGCTGAGGTGGAGTTAGGTCAAAAGAAACTAGATCACTCTGAGTTTGACACCTTTAAAGATTTCTATACGAAAGGGTGGCAGAAGTTTATTGAATATAATATCGTTGACGTAGAACTTGTTGACCGTTTGGAAGACAAGATGAAACTAATCGAACTTGCTTTGACTATGGCATATGATGCTAAGGTCAACTATGCAGATGTGTTCTATCAAGTTCGCATGTGGGATAATATAATCTATAACTATTTAAAGAAGCGGGATATTGTTATCCCTCCTAAGATTAGGTCCGACAAAAACGAAAAATATGCGGGGGCATATGTCAAGGAACCGATTCCGGGAAAGTATGATTGGGTGGTGTCTTTTGACCTTAATAGCTTGTACCCTCATCTTATTATGCAATACAACATCTCGCCAGAGACCTTACTCGACGAGAGACACCCAACGGCTACAGTTGATCGAATCCTTAATGAAGAGATAAACTTTGAATTGCATAAGGATAATGCGGTGTGTGCTAATGGTGCAATGTACCGTAAGGATGTCCGTGGGTTCTTACCAGAACTCATGGAGAAGATGTATGGTGACCGTGTAATCTTCAAGAAGAAGATGATTCAAGCAAAGAAAGACTATGAAAAGACACCTACTAAAGCACTGGAGAAAGAGATCGCCCGTTGCAACAATATCCAGATGGCAAAGAAGATCTCACTCAACTCTGCTTATGGTGCTATCG